GTTCCTCTAGTGCCTTAGTTGCTTTTCTTGCCATAGCAGAATGTTACCTGTCAAGCAAGATGTTATAGATCTCATCGACTCGCGTGTTGAGTCTTTTGATCTCAGACAACAGGTGGGTAATTACATAGCCAGACAAGCCGCCAAGTGCTGCAATGGTGGCAAGGTAAAGGGTGAAGAAATCTGACTGTGTCACTTCTTAATACCCATAGCAGGATCATTGGGTGATAGGTAGCGCAGTACAGGTGGAAGGATTGAAGCAATGCCTGCTGCAATGAGAGCCTTAGGATCTGTGACCCCAGCTGCTGCCATTGAGATAACTGCTACTAGGAATGCTCTAGCCCATGAGCCTGCTGCTGTCTTTAGTTCATTCATTAGTTTCCGCCTAACATAGGTATCTGAAAAAAAGCACCATCATTGTCAGCTTCTTTCTTAAAGCTAACATGAACATGCTTAGTGTGTTTGTTAGCCCCTGTGTACTTGCGCCACTTCCAGTTAAGGATGTGGGAACAGATTCGTCCATCGTAAATGATGTAACTAATACGCTTGTCTGCTTTTGACTTGGACAAGGTGCGAAGCTGATCAGCAAGATCTCCCATGATGTCGGGCTTGCCACCCTTGAATAGGTCTTTGTCCACATCAATGGCACGAACCCAGCCCTGCTCATCTGGATTATGATCTGACTTGCGAGCAGCGTGTCGGGTATCACCGATCCAACCATCCGATGTGCGGTCACGATCTGGGAACGAATCATCGAATTGTTCGCGTAGCTGTATCGCTGCCTTACTTAGCTTCGGCTTCATCGATCACACTCGGTGTGGATTGTTCCGCTTCAGGGTTTAGATAGCGTTGATAGTCCGAGTTGGCTTCATCTTTAGGAATAAAAGCCCCGTCAGAACGCAAAAGAAGTTCAGACTTGCTAAGTTCGTCTTTGATTATTTCGTATGTGTATTTTTCCATTTTACAACTCCGCGCTTGCTGTCCATAGGTCGGCTGCTAAAAAACAACCTGAACCAGTTGCGTTTGCAGTTCCAGTTATTCGATAACTTGATGTGTTAATGCTTGCCGCTGAAATACTTGGAAATCCATTTATGCCCGTTGTGACAAGCGTAATAGTTGGCGTTCCTCTTTTTACTACCGCAAAAGGTATGTCTAAATAGTAATTAGAACCTGAAGTGGTATTTCCTGACCAAATAGAATTATTGCGTGTCTCATAATAACGCTGACAGGCGCTAAGTTCTCCTTGGATTGTTCCGCCACCTGCTCGCTTAAAGTTTGTCGCTATTGAACCAAACTCAATTTGAACACCTGTAACCTCAAACCAGTCATTAGCCCCAGCCGTACCAACAGGCGCATTAGAGAAAATTAAACCCATTTCATTAGTATTGCTAGGCGCGGTCGCGGTGTATTGAAAACGCTGCCAAGATGTTGTCAAGGTTGAGGTTGCCGTAATTATGCTATTTGCACCTGTGTATCCGTTAATAATTATTTGGTCTGTACCTGTGCCTGTTTGTAAATTGACATTTAAGACAGAACTAGCAGATGAATAGTTTGCACCTGCCTTTGCCCAAAATGAAAGCGTCACGGCTTTGTTTGCATAACGCACAGAGTCATTTGTTTCCATTGAATAAAACAAATAATTTGTATTAGTGGCTGTAGTTCCTGAGTCTCTTTGCACTCTTGCTGAATATTGAAAACCTTCAAGTGCTGCCGCTTGGCGAGATACTGTCATACCAGTTGCTGACCTAAACATAGCCCAACGATCTGCCGTGTAAGAAATATTTCCTGTGGTGGCAAAAGATGTACCACGCTGCCAAATGTCCATTGCGCCGTTGATAATTCCGTTTAGGTTTACGCCTGTTTGGTATCTAATTCCGACCGAAGTGGAACTATCTGCTACGAGCGTTTCGCCGTTGTTGCCTACTGCTAGGCGATTAACTGTGTCCGCAGCTGTGCCAGCGATCAGGTCACCCTTAGCATCAACAACAGTTTTTGCAACCATCGTGCCCATTGTGGTGTCGATAGCGTTGCCTAGTGTGCGGATGGCAAGCGCACCATTTTTTACAAGGTCAGTATTGTCTGGCTCTGGCCAGTTATAAATCGGTGAGGTTGCCATTTATGTTAGTGCTCCTGTCGCGTTGTTCCAGATAAGTGTACCATTTACGCCTGTCCAATCTAATGAAGCAGGAATTACTGTATCCCATTGAGTTGTCGATAATGAGAACTCTGTGGCTGAGATGTAGAGAGTTATCTCAACAAAGCTAGGTGTTGCTCTTAGTGCCACATTCTCAACGAAGCCTTCAAAAGTGCCACCAAGCAAGTTGCTAGGTAGGTTGCTAATAAGCATAGGCTGACCGAAATAAACCCCAATCAAAGCATCAAGCATTGTGTTGCCAATGTCTGGATTATCTAGGCGAAAGGTAATTGCTCCAAGTGAGCCTTTAGGCACACGCCTTAGATTAAGCTCTCTATTGGCGATGTCGGTGATGTCTGCAAGGTTCTTGATGTTAGAGTCCACCGAACGCTCAAAAAGGCCATAAGCGGCTATTGAGTCTGGATCAGAGGTGCTGTATGTCGATCCGTATCCTGTGGCGTATCGATAAATAAGGCTGTTACGGATGCGAGCAACCTGAGTTGTTGAGGTGATAGAACTTGGTGTTGCATACGCGCCATCAATGAAAGTGTAGCCATTTGCTGAGAGAGTGTTAGATCTGTGGTCTGCATCTGCATAGGAAACATCCCCATCCTTTTCCTCATAAATCTGCCCAAGTGCGCTATTGGCAATCTGATCGACAAGGGTCTGAGATTTAGCAGTCGCATTCGCAGCTAATGCAATCATTGTATAGAAGCCTGAGTCCACTTCACCGATGTAAGTTTCTGCTTCGTTCCATGTCGTAGTTGCTGGGTAAGTGTCCCATGTGACAGTTGGAGTCACTTCGTTCCAGTTAAGGTTGAGTGCTCCGCCTAGAATGGCTGCAATCTGTGCGCCATCCAAGCCTTCTGCAAGGGCTGTGTTATAGACAGCCTTAGTCAAGCGAGCAAGTGAGCCAATGCCTAAGATCGTGCCAGTCGTGACATAGCCTGATTCTTCTGGACTTCGCACTCCGATGTTAAAGTCTGAGACTTCGCCACCAAAGACAGTCACATAAGTGCCAGATCCGTTCTTTAGCTCTAAAGTAATTGGCTCTGTGACATTGATGGTAAAGGGTGCATTGTTGTCATTGATGATTTCTACTCGGCAGTAACCTGCGGTGCATTGCCTGTCAATGTCTAAGCGACCAGATGCAAAAGACACAGAGGTGACTGTCGTATAGACATCATCACCTACTGTCACGCGCCATTCTGGAAGCCATGTCATAGTGCGGTTAGAGTTCCTCGGTCACGGGCTTGGCGAATTACATCATCGATGAGTTCAGCTGCCGCATTTGGATCTCCGACTATGCCGAAGTTGTTTGTGATGTTGTACTGATTAGCGGCTTGGGCTGCATAGCGTGATCCGCTTACTGCACCTGATACACCTGCTCCACCTGCTAGACCTTGCAATAAGGACGAACGAGCGATGCTTTCTAAATCAACCGATGAAGCCATTGAAGTAGCAGCCGATGCATTCGCCATGTCAAGTAAATCTGCAAAAGCATTAGCGCGAGCTGTGGCTGCATCCGCGTATTCAAGAATGGCTGCAATCGATCCACCGACTGTTGAAATAGGCGCAATGTAATCACCTGCTGGGATTCCAGAGCCTAAACTTGCACTTGTTGGAATCTTACTTGATCCAGTTGAAGCGAGATTGATCTCACGAAGCAAGCGCAACGCCTGTTCAAGATTAGTAAGGTTTATCAGATCTTTAGGCTTCAGACTTTCCAGAATTGACTTGATGTCTTGAAGTTTGATGTTCTGGAGACCCAATGCTCCCAGAACCTTTAGATCTTCATTTAGTTTTTTTGTCGCGGCAATGATGGCTGCTTCATCCTTAGCGGCAATGGCATCTTCCAGAGCAAGGATTGATTCCTTAACTCGAAGGCGTGCCGTGTCATTAGCAATCTGTAATACCTGCGCTGCGCTCGTTGCCTGACCTAGTTGTTGAGCTTGATTAGTAAGAGCTGCTGCAATCTGGATCTTGTCCATGTCAAAGACTTCATTGCCCTTGTTAAGAGCAAGGTTAGCCTTGTCAATGGCTGCTGCAAGTCGCTTATTTTTAACAATCTTAGCCTGCGCTGCTGCTTGTTCTTTCGTCAGCTTTGTCATCGCCATTGCGTTCTTTCGAGCGATGGCATCTGC